CCTTCTGCAAGGCCGCGAGCTGATCAGTCAGGCCAAGAACATTTTCACCGTCAAGACTGATTTTGCTTTCATCGAGCAACGCCCGGGCGGCCTTGATATCGCGCGCTTTTGCACCCATTAGAGCCGTCTCAATTTTGCTGCTGACCGTGACTTTTTTCAGATTGGCTTCAAAATCGGCCTTTGCCGTTTTATTTGCCTCCTGCAGCTCGGCAATCTGTTTTTGCAGCGCTGCACTGTCTCCGGATGACTTTTTCAGCGTTTCAAGCTGCTTGTCGCGGTCTTTGATCTGCGCATCAAGCGTTTTCTTCGCCTCATTTGCAGTATTGAAATCCGCGCGGGAAACAAAATCCTTGCCGATCTGTTCGGACACTTTTTTGTCGATATCCTCGGTGTACGCGTCGCCGAGGAGCGCCTTTAACCAATCAAGCATACAAATCTCCTATCCGCCATCCTTTTTATCGAGCCAGTCCTCGTTCGGCGGCGCGCCTATTATTTTCCGGGCGCTGCGGTTAAAATAGTATTAAAAAGCGCCGTGCGATTTAAGCACGGTGCTAATTAATTATTGTGCGGGCAATCTTCACACCAAGGGCCTTTTCTTTGATACTTTTGACACCGATCACAAGGATCGAGAATGTTAGGTTTTTTACCATCCTGCTCTTCAATAGTTATCCTTTCGACGAGTAACCCGTTACAGAATTTTTCTATTGTTCTCTTCAAATGTTTCACTCCAAACAAAAGCGCCCTGCATTTCTGCAAGACGCTGATTAATTTTAAGCATAAAAATACCACCTTGCCATTTCAGCAGGTGGTATTTATCGTTCAACGATTTCCCATTTTCCTCCGGGCCCTCCGCCATCAAGTGGTGCCGGATTATCTTTGGAGTACAAATAATCCTCTCCGCTATCATCGGTAACCCGGTACATGCCGTTTTCCTCGATGGCCTGATATATTTGTCCATCTGTAAGGGAATCAACGCCGAAGCTTTCACCAACATATCGCAGTTTCACTTATTCCGTCTCCTTTCTATGCTTCATTTTCATATCGTATTGCTTTCCATTTCGCTCGTACCAATGGACGTCAAAACTGTATTTCGCGCTTTCGATTTTCCCGACTTTTTTCATCCATTCGCCCGGTGTGCCACCATATTTCGATATCAGAGCGCTTTCCTGCCGGATCGATTTGTCTGAACCAGCGCCCGCGATTGTTTTAATGCTCGTAACAACCGAATTCTGCGGGATAAATTGCTTTTCTCCGCCTAAAACATAGGAGAGTTGCGATTGCAATGACCCGCGGGCGTTTACATTGCGCTTTAGCGCCGCCCACCCGTCAGGATCATTATACTTCAAACGTTGAAAATCTGCAAAGGATTGCGGCCCCGAATTTTTCAAAACCGTCTTATATTTCTGATACTGCGCAAAGTCGGCGCTCTCATTCTGCGCCATTGTGCGTTGCGTGGCAACTTCCTTCTCACCGTACTTCGCTGTCTGCTGTTTAATCCAATCGTCGTAATTGTCAGCAGTCGACGTGACGGCTTTGCCTGTTACCGGATCTCGGGCGGCGCGTGTGGTACTCAAATCGGAAAGATCAGGTATGTACGCCGCTGTAGTCCCTCGGCAGAACACATGAAAACTAGGATGATTGACACCCTCAACAGCCTTATCAACTGGGAAATGCTTACCGTCCATTCCTGCGCACAAATCACATGTCTTTTTATCAAGTGTTTCGATAATTTCGTACTCAGAAATATTATCGTCACGATAAGTTTGTAGCTGTGCCTGATTGACGACGTGCGCGGATTCGTTGTAGAGCAGCCGATACGCTTCAAATTTTTTTCCGGTGCCCGTCACAACACCGTTTGCATCCACACGTACGGCACCGATTGCTTTTTGCAGCTCATCGGCAAACGTCTGCGGAGGTTTCCCGGTAACAAACATACTGTTCAATGCCTGACGGATGCGGAAACCAGTATCAATGTCCTGCCGCCAGAGGTGTTCTGATATGTCCATTCCATAGACCGGCTGCTCAATCACTTTTTGAATTGCGGCCGTCTCCGGTTTAGAAAATTCAAACTGAAATCCGGTGTATTTTGCTACGTTGAACTGTTGGTGATAATATTCCGATATGTAAATGCCTTGCGCAGTACCCTCTATTTGATTCCGCTGCTCCTGATACAGCTTTTGAAGCGCTGCATCGCATTGCATTTGCAGGGCTTCAAGGCGCGTTATGCGAGCTTTCACAGACAAATTATTAACCTGCAGATTAAACGTACCTATGGAATCTTTGGAAAGACGCTCATATTCTGCCAGATCACCCTTGAAATCCTTTAACTCAGATAGAGATAATTGCTGTCGGGCATCAGCAAGAGATATTTTATTGTTTTTTGCGTATCTTGCGTAAAAACGTTCGATCTGGTCATTGAGATCGCGACCGGCAGCTTCAAAGGATTTCACGAGATCGGGGATCTGCCCGTTGACGGCGGTTTCCATGCGTCCAACGCTATCGACGGCGCGCTGTTCCCAGTAGGTCATGTGCGGCCGCCCCCATCACCCCCATTTGGTTGCGGCCCTGCTCCGGCAGGTGGCTCGTTGTGTGGGTGCTGTGCTTGCAAAGTGGCCAGATTATCTACGGTATCTTGCTTTAACTGCTCTTGCTCCTTGTTGATCTGTGCACGTTCAGCCTGCCAGTCGGTTACAAACGGCGCATTTTTAGTCTTGGTTTCCTCTGACATGACCGTATCGGGCAACTGTGTCAAAATCGCCGCCGTTTCGGTGTTGTTCTGCGGTTTCGTGCGTTTCCATGTGGTTGTAAACCGCATATTCTCGTCGCGGCCCAAACTGTGCAGGATTGCCTTTAAAAATTCTTCAAGTGCCGCGTCAAATTCGGTCTGCATCAGGCCGGCTTTTAATTCAAGCAACCCGTATAGATAGTCGATATACACGCCGGACTGATTTCCGGTACCGGCGGGCGGATTCGGATTGACCGCCATTGCAGATACCCAAAATTCTTCATTGAGGATTTCTCGGAATGCCTGCCGCGCCTCAAAAGGAATTTCGTTGGTGATTTTATCAACGCCGCCCTTTTCATCAACACTCACAAACTTTTTCAGTTTGAGCATCTGCGGCACATCAACTGGCCGCATGATGGGCTCACCGTTATCGTCGATGGCCGGTGTGCCGTCTTTGTTGTAAATCGGCACGTCGCCTTCGCCCTGATAATTCTTGAGTACCCATAAGACTTCCTGAATGTCGTCGCAGTCGTTGGCAAAGCCGCTTATCAGTTTGTCAAGCGCGTCAGTGATGTCCTTGTACATAATCAGGTCATTTGTGGGCGTCTCTGATACCAGCGTATCATTGTTGCAGAACTCAATAAAAGGCACTCGGCCATATGTATGCGGCTGGATGTTCCATGAGCTATCTGGCAATACCTCGTAGTTTATGATAGGATTCTGCCCCTGTGTGTTCTGCTGAACGAGATATCCGACCTGTGTATCTGACCATACCTCGTATCGTGTCACAGGCTTTCCGTTGCTGTCGTTATAGCCATATGCGCGTATCAGGTACAGCAAACGCTTTTTAACCGTACTGCGGTCATATATCGGCACACAGGTGAGAGGATTGACATACCAGTAATCGAATTTTCCGACATCATCCTGCCAGTATGCCAGCCATGCGCGACCGCAATTACTTGCGTCCGTTCCAAGCTGCTTGATGATCTTTGGCCACTGCCTGCCGAGCGTATCTTTGATAGCTTTTAGTGTCACATCGTCGCCGGAGGCGGTATCGTCTGCCGAAATGTCAAACTGCGGCGGATCAGCAAGCAGATAACCGATCTTCTGGTCAACAGCGACGCGGTGCCGGTTCATCGAAATGCGGTTATCAGCGCTATGAAGCGGAGATTTTCCGACGCGCTTCATAAACCGGTTGACCTCATCCACATAGGCGGCTCCGGTCTTTTTTATGCGCCCGCGGTTGTTGTAATAATCTATACCCTCTACGGCTTGCTGCCGCATATGGACGTAGGCACAATCGTTGATGTACATATAGTTTTGTATGATTGACCGAAGCTGGTCGATATTGTTGAAGTCGATTGTTAAAGACTGCATTGTTTCACCACCCTATACGCGTTCCCGATGTATTTGTCATACTTTCAGCGATTCCGGTTGTCATGTCCGGCGCATCGTCGTGCTTATTCTTGCCATCACGCTGGTATTCGGTCATGGCCTTGTAATACTCCGGCCACCGATCACGCCAGTTGATGGGCATGTATATGTGGTTCATCACCCATGAAGCATTCGTTAAAATCCGAGCCTCTTTGTTCTTTGACTGGTGGAACCACTGAATATTCGTATAATTGCTGCGAAATTTGCTCTGTAATATGCGCTGAACTGAGCGGGCAAAACCTCGACCGCCGTTGTTGCTTTCGATCTTTGTTCGGTTAACTCTGCATTCTTTCAAATGCCGCGCTGTTTCTTCCTCTGTAATCTCCATAGCGGCATTTGTGTAGTAAACATCAAGCATGTAAGCCTCATGACGATATACGCCATAAATCCCACACGCGAGAAAGTCGCTGCCCTCGTCGGCTGTATCACAATAGGCTTTGATTTCTGTAAACAGCGGTTTTCCTGCTGTGTTCTTCGGAATATCCTCATAGATTTTAAAGCTACTGTATAACCGGCCCTTGAGGTCAAGCGGGGTTTGCTGATAGTTTGCTTCTGCGATTTCAGGTGACATTGCCCGCTTTTTGTTCTCATATGATTCGTGACTCAAGATTTCAGGGCAAAGCATTGTTCCATCGTCCCGTACTGCTTTCATGGTGATGATCTTAATGCTCCGTCCTTGTTCTTTGTAATAATCAATAACCCTGCCTGCAAGATCACCGGTTGCCCAGCGGGTCATAATAACGATGATCTTGCCGCTTTCTTCAAGCCGGGATAGCATTGTATCAGTAAACCACGACCAGTGAGATTCAAGCGCATTTGCGTTGTTGGCCTCTTCGGCGTTTTTGATAACGTCATCTATGATGATGATTGAAGCGCCGAAGCCGGTCGCTGTGCCGTCAGGTGAAGTCGCAAGATAATTTGCGTGATGCCCTTCAAGTGCCCACAGATTCGCAGCAGCATCGCCGCGCTGAACGCGAACGCCATCGAAAATATCTGCATAAATGATTTTGTTCGGGTCGCCCGCTTCTTCCATGATGCCGTTTCTTACAGCCTTTGAAAAAACTGTTGAAAGAGTTTTATTATAAGAGCCAGTCATAATCTGCTGTGTTTGGTCTTTTCCGAGTACCCACTGTGCGAACATTCCTGCTGTTCTGGACTTGCCGTGTCGTGGGGGCATATTGATTACTAGGACATCATCATTGCCCTCGTAGAACAATTGCAAGTTATCACACAGGTCAACAAGATACTGCCGTGATGGTTTATAGAAATCAGGCGCTTTTATATTACAAAAATCAAAAAAAGAGCGCCGTGCAAGTTCGCACTTCGCTCCCTTTATGATGCTGCTTTTATCAATCATCTTTTATCAGCTTCCGTAATTCTTCTGTGGATAAACCGGAAAAAGGATTATTAACATTGAAGCTGCCGCTATGCTCGATATCCTGTTTATCGCGCCACTTATCAGGTTTGCGATTTTTAAGCCAAAATATCTGCGCTGTGGTGTCAGGCACGACCTGTTTTACGGTCTGCACAACCTTACGGTTTATAACCATGCCGTCGGCTGTCGTTTCTACCTCAATCTTTTCCTCGGTATACTCATAGCCAACTGCGCGCTTATATAAAGAATTTTCAACTTGAATGTCCGCTACGGCTTTACTCTTTTTTAAGGCGTCCGAAATGTCCGGAAACTTATTCTTCCATTCTGCCAATGTTGAACGCCGAATGCCCATGTTATGAGATATTTGTTCATCGGTAAGACCATCCCGCGCCCATGCTTCAAGCAGTGTAAGGCCATCCGGTGTTAACCATTCCTGATATCTTCCTTTTGCCATTATCGCCACCTCTCTTTGCCTCTTTAATGCAAAACGGCAACACGCGCCAATTACGTCCGCATTGCCGTCGGTTATTGTATTCGCAGGTTTCGCAGTCTCACATGTCACCACCTCGAACTATCTTGTCCAATATCGAATATACTGTATAAACTCTTTCGACGTAATGGCCGGGGGATTTTTAAGTCCGACATGGGGATTCTACAGGTCGGAAGTAAGCATAAAGAAAGCGCCTGCCAAAAGGTAGACGCTAATCTTATAAAAAGGAACCCTACACATATCCCTAGTACAGTATATTCAAAATGTCCCGGCTTAGTCCGCATCGTTAAGAGGCTTGCCGGGCTCTGTTTACAATAGGTCCGCCGTGGGACACATCGTTGAGAGGTGTGGCGGGATCAATTTCGCGGTAATCAGGTGTTGAGCCTAATTGCCTATAAGTTGTTTCCGGTCGACTTATAGATTTCGCCGTCAGGGCTACCGCATTACAAAGCACCCTGCCAGTTGACAGGGTGCAAAAATAAGGAGGGAAGAAAGAAGATGAAGTCTGAACCCATAACTTCATGATACTATTTTACGACCGTTTAATAGGACATTCAAGGACATCTTTTACAGCCTCGAGCGCCTTTCCATGTATGCGACAAACTTGTTTATAGCTGTAATTCATAATCACTGCGATCTCTTCAATGTGCTTTCCGTTCAGATAACGCCATTCAAGAACTGCTTTTTGCCTATTGTCTGTAAGGCGGCTGATTGCCTCTGTGACGGCCTTTTGCTTGTCCCTAAGGTACACAACATCTTGTGCTATTTCTGCGCGCATGTCGCATATCTGGGCTATTACGCACTCCATGTTATTCTCTTTCGTTGATTGCACTTTATCTGGTGTTAAAACGGTCGTAGTTTTAGTAGCCATATCACGATATCGTTTCAATCTGTCCAGTTTTGCGTTAATTTCGCGTTCAGCATCTATGTACTGCCATAAAAACTCTTTAATGGTCAATGAGCTTTCGCCTCCCCACGTTTCAGTTTCCACCTGATTATGTAATACCCCAAATCAGGATGCGTTACTTTTCCGGTATACTCTAAATTGCAAAGGTAGTGGATCAATGCGCGGATATCAGGATGCTTTATACTGTTTTCAGTCATTTGCCACCCCCACATAATCATTAAGCCCGTGGCCTGCGTCAATAGCCTCGACCACCGCTCTAAGTTTTGACCGTGCCATATCAGCAGATGTTCCGCCACCATAAAGGCCATGGCATAAATTGCAATAGGCTTCGCGTATTAGCTGTTCAACCGTTTTCTTCATTCGGTGACCTTGTATCCTTTCCGCAGAACGGGCAATATTTTATCGGCACAACCATACCGCCATATACAAGATAGGTTGTATGCTCGTCCACTTCGATGCGAGTTTTAAGCAGCATGCTAGGACAACGATGATTTTCAGGCATCAGCAGTCACCTTCTTTCCACCCCGGTAAATTTCAATATCACATATTGGCGTTTCTGACACTTTAAGTGTTTTATCAGTAACAATGCTTTTTACAACAGATTCAAACAAATCGCGTTCATCATCCGTCATTAGCGCTTGATGAAGTTTACCGTTATGGATGACGCATAAAATTAACTCATTTTCTTTCACGCCTTTTCACCTTCTTCTGGCTTGCGGGCGTAAACCGCACCACCTTGGCCTAAAATTGCCTCATATGTGTCTCGCCCACCGAGATTGTTAGTAATGTAAACGTCGTCTCCATCGTCTGGATCAGAACGGTAAGCAACAAGCCCATACATTCCAATACCGTAAAACTGCGTCCAAACGCGCTTTTCATTCATCTGCTTCAATTCGTCAAGGGTAAGTGTCGGATTGTCGTTAACCAGTTCTGCGGATTTATCTCCCGGTTTAGTCGGTAATGGCATCCAGTGAGTAACGCGTGACCGCAAATTATTATCTATCGATGTATACCATTCACCTTTGCTTTCATCGTAATAACCAGCTTCTTCAACAGAAAAAATATGGCCTTCCCATTGTGACGATATGATAACTTCTCCGGAATCTTCCGGCAGTCTCTCCGTTACCGCTATCCACTGCGGCGGGTTGTCGGGCTGGGCGCGGCGGTTCCAGGTGTTCGATAATTCCTCCGGCTTTCCCCAAGGTGTTTCTACGCCGCATTGTTTGCAGATGATAGTTGTTAATCCATGCATGTTTTTTGCTTGATAAGCAGCTTTACCGCCGCAAAACGGACATGCTTTCAATTCTTCGCTCATTTCTGCTCCTCCAATTTTTTTCCGCAATGTGGGCAATATCCATAACCTTTGTCCCAGTACAATCTAACCATTCCGGCATCGTGGCATTCTGCACACCCTTTTTCACGCTCTGCCTTTTCTTGAAGGGCAGCAAGAGCCTGTATTTTGGCATTGTATCGGTCACATTTTGTGCAACCATTTTCTGAACCTGTACAAATTCCGCACAGAGTAAGACTTTCAAAGGTTTTTATCGCCCGTTCTGTATCATTCATTTTTGCTCCTTTCGCTTGCCGTAACTGCAAAAATCTTCGGGTTGTACAAATCGTTGAAAACAAGGGGATTTTCCGTTTCCGCATCCCTTTAAACTGCTGCATGAAATTGAGTATTCGCATTCTCCGCATTTCACCGGAGCTGGAACAAGGTCAAGAGGGGGAGCGCATTTTGCGGCTATAACAACCGGGTCATTGCATACGCGCCCGGCACATAGTGAATCTGCATCAATGTATCTCGGCATTCTTATCCTCCTGTTCGTCCATCAGAGCGCCACAGGACGGGCAATATTGATAGCTCTTATAATTCCATCCCGCTTTTCCGCACCAGCTGCAAGCGACCTTTACACAAACCTTTCGGGTATTTACAACCGCCCAGTGTGCATGTATGGTTCCACCAGCCCACCCCTCCGCGAGTTTGCGCATGACAGCCGCAGCTTGCTTTAGAAAAAATCTGTCATCTGATTGAGCGATATATAATCCCGTATCTGCTTTATCCGCTGCATATTCTAACCGTTCCGCGCACTCTGCGGCACTCATTTCATTTGGCATGGTCTGCCTCCTCTTGCTTTTTCATTGCCTCATTTGGTGCATAAGAACTGAACCCGTTATAGCACCTTGATGCCATGCTGCAACCGTAAAAACTGTTGTTTTTATACGTACAAGTGTTGCAACACCTATGTAATCTATCGCTCATTTCTGTAATGCCTCCTTTGCCTGCTGAACGTAATATTTCGGAGCGCATTCCTTACAACTCAATCCGCTCATAGGCTCTTCTGAACAAGTCCTTTTTCCTCCATGCATTGAGCAAGGGCAGAATTCAGTTTGGTCTTCACACGCCATTTCCAGAGCCTTTTGCAGCGCGTCACGCTCGGATTTGAGGGCAGCAATTTCCTCACGAAACCGTTCAATCTCGGCAATCAGCGCCGGGATATCTTCGCGGGCGTGGGAGATAAAGTCGGCATCCGATTCATTAGGTAAATCTTCAAACCACGCAGCTCCCTCATCATCTTCATTACAATGATTTGGGAATAATACTTCTGCATTGTTTTTTCCTGTAATCCCGATATATCCTCCATGATACCGGTCTGTGTTCCATTTCCACGGCCCCGGCGTTGCCTTCTCTGTACGTGACTTTATTTCATCAAACTGCTTCTGATTCATCTTTTCAATTCTCCCTTACATCTGATTTTTTGGCTCAATTATATCCATTCGTTTGATTAATAGTATTCATGTGGTAGAATTATCTCAAATTGACATAGGGGGTAATCACATGAAAGAATTACAAATCGCTAAAGAAATCGTTCTGAATTCGCTGGAAACTAATATTTTTAACTGTACCTCTGAAAATGTTCAATATGCCAGAAAACTAATTGAACTGTTTTGCAGGGTCTATTTAGACCTTATCAGCCAATCGATTTACAAAACATAACGGTATAAAATCAGGTTTTTTCTGCCATACTACATTTGCAAGCATGAGGGATCCGTATATCCCTTCTCTTGCGGCGGGTGCTTGTTCGGGAGCACCCGCTTTTTTAATCTTGTTTTAATCTAGACAGAGTACTCTATATCTACAGGGTAAGGGTCGCTACCGCCGCCTTTACCCTTTCAATCGGGTGCCATCCCTTCGGCACCCGATTTTTGTGTGATCGGTTCCCAATTCCAGAGCCCCTGCTTACCCTTTTCCGGAATGGGCGTTGCAAGCATCCGCATGTTGGCAAACTCCCAGGCGTAGCGGCCCGGCGTCCAGTCGCCAAAAAGAAGTTCCTGCGGTGATATCATGGTAATGTGGTTCGGGTCATCCGGGTCGTATCTGTCGATAAAAACGTTACGGATGGATGCGCCGCGTCCATGGGCTCCGTGGATTTTCCAACAGTTCACCAGTTCGCCCGTGGCAATGACGCAGCCGAAGGGCAAATTATGAATTGACATGCCGTTCTTTTTTAGGATTTCGGTGATAGATTTTGCAAGATTCGGATCGAACACCGCAAAATCCAGAGGACTAAAGGTCTTGACTGCCGCATGGATTGCTATTGGACCGCGGTATTTTGTTTCCCATCCGCGTGTCTCAAACTCTTTCGCGCCGCAAGCTTTCAACGATGCCCACGGTTGCCAGATTGTGATTGCTTTCATTGCTGTAATTGTCATCTTGCGCTCCTTTCAATGTCTGAAATCGCCTTGAAAATGGGGTATGCCTGCTGTCGAACTACGGCGTTTCCGAGGCATTTAAGTCTGTCCACCCGATTTTTTACGCCGTTTGCAACTCGCCCAATTCCATCTTCCCAGGCACCGTTCGCCCATGCTTGCGGCATAATAGATGATGTATCATATGGCAATTGAAGCAAAGCGTCTGAATATTCTCTGGATAGTTGTGATCGATATTTCCGTCGATGTGGTGTGCCTGCAAGTTCGACTGTGCGCCACAAATCTCGCAGCAATCTTTCCGCAATTTCTCTGCCCTCCAACGCAATCCCGCTTCGGTTACTGCTTTCTTCGTATTCGCACAGGAGAGTGAGCAATATTTGCGCCGTTGAAATACCTTGAAATCTTCCAGCCGTCCATTGTATCGCTTCCTGCACATAATCCGGCCACAGGTTTCGCAATATTTCTTTTCCTCTTGCTTTCGCGCCATCGCTTAATCCTCCAATTCCGTCCAACCACTCGGAAATCCCATCATAGCCTCTACCCACGTCGGGTTCAGCTGCCCACCATTCTGTGCCACAGCATAAGTCAAATCTTTCTGATTCTGACTGCTCATGTACTTCCCGACTGTTTCCTCTGTGTCGTGTGGGCGTGGCGTTGTCGGTGTAGGAAACATTTTCACAGCCTGTATCAGTTTCATAGCGTGGCGGGTTTTTCCGTTGTACTCTTTTCCCGCCAAATTCCCGCATGTCGCATCGAACCTTGTCGGGGTTGGGAACATCTGAACCGCTGTTTGCAGATCCATCCCGCCGTCCCCGTGTAGCCCCGCCCCCGTCGAACTGCTTGTATTCGGCGTCGGCCATAATTTCGCTTGCCCTGACAGATTCGGCTCTCCTCTGCTGTTGATGTACATTTTTCGATTCGATGCATCCGACGCAACCGGTGTTTTCCAAAGTTGGGTCTGGGGAATATGCTTCACTGTCCCGGTTTCGTCTTCCCACAATAAACAGTCGTTCTCTCCTATGCGGGGCACCGACGCCGCAAGCCGGAATAATAAATGGTTGGACTTCGTACCCGGCATTTTCGACGTCTTCGAGGATACCGTCGAGCAGCATATGTTCTTGTTGTACCGATACCGCGTCGTAGTAATCCTCGTCTGCGTTGCGACTAACTGCTCGGCTTTCCATTTTAGTGTCACCAACGGGCTCTGCCATGCTGACGAGGCCAGCAACATTTTCGCCAATAAACCAAGTGGGTCTGATTTCTTTAATAACGCGCAGCATTTCAGGCCAGAGGAAACGGTCATCTTCCTTGCCCATTCGCTTCCCGGCAACGCTGAACGGCTGGCAAGGGAACCCGCCGGAAATAACGTCAACTGTTCGCAATCCTGTTCTCTCATAAAAATCACTTCCTGTCAGTGTGCGAATATCGCGCCATTTTGGTACGTCCGGCCAGTGTTTGCAAAGCACTTTATACGGATATTCTGCAAATTCGCACTGCCCTACGGTTGTAAATCCCGACATTTCTGCCGCACGATCAAGGCCACCAATACCCGAAAAGAGAGATAAATGTGTAAGCTGATTCATGTCCAGTCCTCGCTTTTTTCAAGAACATACTCATATTCCGGGTGAATTTCTTGCATTCGGCGCCAACGCAAATGATAGTCGCGCTGAAACTTCTTAATCTGCTTTCCCTTGAGTTCCACCACAACCCGCCGACCATCCATATACTCGATCACAAAATCTGGCGTAAACATGATGCGACGTTCGGTATTAGTCTTTGGCCATAGCTCAAACTCAACCTGGGTTCGGTAACTTTTAATTTTTCCGGAATACATCCGTGGAAGAATATAAAGCTGTTCAAAGTTTAGCTCCGCGTGGCTGACTTGCTTCCCAGCATGCGTCTTGTGCCGGCTCTGATACTCTTTTAACTGTGCAAGTGTCCAATGTTCCATCGTGTGCCTCTCAAAACAGCCGCTGCTGCGCACTCAAGATTTCAGTGTTAAGCATCTTTTCTCTTGCCTCGGCGCAGAACTGCCTTGATATTTCAAACCCATAGCTTTTCCGGTTCAGTTCATACGCCGCCCGGAGTGTTGCCCCGCTTCCTGAGCAGGGATCGATCACAACATCGCCCTCGTCAGTAAAAATTCCGATAAGCTGCTTTAAAAGTCTGACCGGTTTTTGATTCGGATGGATTTTCGGATAATCTTTTGCGTTATCCTTTTCCCAGTAAAACCAGTCGAAAACCATCTTCCCGTTGTTGTTGAACTTAGGTAATTTGTCTCGATAAAGCACAATCGCATGTTCAGTAGCTCCGACGATTTTCATGTTGGCTTTCAAGACCTGGGCGGAATAGTGCTTGATGAAAAAAATAGGATAACTGTGGTTGAACCCATACTTTTTTCCGTACTCGGTAACCATTGAAGCCTGTTCAAAAGCGCAAAACACGATCATTGCAGGTGCTTTTCCGCGTTCCTTTGGCTCTTTCTTCAAAAGACGGTTGCAAAAATGAAAATATTCTGCAATATTGAAATTGTAATCGGTATTGAAAAAGGCCTTATTTGCCTTGCTACTCTCACCGTTTTTATTGTCTCCGTCTATGTACCATTCAGGCGAAGAGGCATAGGCGTAGTTACCGAGATTATAAGGGATGTCCGCAATAACCAACTGGGCTTTTGGAATGTTGTACCGCTTAAAATTCTGAAAATTATCGTTGTAAAGCTCTGCGATCAACTTTTTATCACCCATTTCCTGCAAATTTGCGCCGTTCCTTCTGTTGCGCTGCTGCCACAGCTCATGCAGCAATACCGGCACATCGGTTTCTGCATTTTTGGACATTTACGAATCTCACATGGTGTCCATTCATGTCCGCACTGGGAGCAGACAGATTCTTTATCACTCATTTTCTTTTACCCGACGCTGTGCTTCTGCGATCAACCCGTATATAGGCGCTGATTTCGCATCTAAGGATTTTGCAATCTGCGCTTGTATCATACCCGGCAACCGCCCAAACTCAGCCTGCGCGCGTGCCTGCTTGTCATAGTTGGTAATAAAGCGCTGTCGGTCAAAACCCTCGAGTTGGTCAAGTTCAGTCATACCCCATATTCTTAACTGCATCGGATCCCCTACAACCCGCTGTACAAGCGCAGGGAGCGCGTTAAAAGCCTTGGTATAATCGTAACCGCCCATCATATATTCGCCCCGTGTCATGGCTTTACGTACCAGCTGCCATGCCTCAATTCCTGACGGCAGAGAGGGTTCTGACATTTTTTCTATGTAGTCCTTAATCTCGGCAATGGTGGGTGCAAACTTGTTATTGGCAACATGAGCTTTAATGGCGATTTTCACCTTTTCTGCCGGCGTATCGGCGAACATGTCCTGCCAGAGAGCTATTGTCGCATCCATCTGCTCATCACTTATTTCCTTGTAAGCATAAGGGTAGGCTGTTGATAAAAGCGTAAATATTACAAGCGTTTCAGTCTCGCTCATTTTGCATCTCCTTCAGCCTATCGGCGAATGGGTTCCCTGTTTTCCCCTTGTTTTTCTCAACTGATCTGCTTCCACCGCGATCCTGTTCACGAGATAACCAGTTATTCACAAATCGCAATACGCCCGTCTTGGTTTTCCGCTTCTGCGGGTTAGATTCAAGCCAGCCCCTCATTTTACGCAATTCCTGCAAAACATCTACAGCCGGGTAAAGCTGTGCCCATTCTGCGAGTTGTGGCTGAAAAATAGGGTATTCTGACTTATCGTTCAAGGGCAACATTATGATAGATTCCGGGGGAGGGGCGCTTTGCGCTCCGCCCCTATCGTCTATATCTATCTCTAACTCTTTATCTAACTCTTTCTCTTTCTCTTGCTTGGACATTTGTTGGACACCTTGGACAAGTTGAGGACATTCATTGGACATTGTCCGCTGTTTGCGTTTCTGCTCTGCCCAATATGTCTCGCTGCCGAGCATTTTTTGGATTTCGTCCATAAAAATTGTTTGATCCTCTAAAACTTCTATCAGATGAAGCCCTCTAAATACATCCAAGGCACTTTTCACAACGTCCACATTGGTATTGGTGATGGTTGAAAGCATCTGCTCACTGTAAGGAATTGTGTCGCTGAACCTTAAAGAACCATCGTGATCGACACTTTCTACAAGCAATTTGAGATAGAAAAGGACATAGTCTTTACCGTTTGGCATGGATTCGATGATCTGAATATCATGGCGCTTGAAAAAGTCGCGTTTTAGCTTGAGCCAATAATACTTTTTCTCTTCCGCCGTAAAATCACCCCTTTGGGGAGGGCGGATCTGATCCGCCCCAATTTATAATTTTGGCTAAAATGGCAAATCGTCGTCACCATCAATCTCCACAAAGTCTCCGTTGTCATCTGCGGATACCGCCGCGGGCGGCTGCTGATGGCCCT